GCTCGGCGCCCGCCGTGAAGATGTCGAACGTGGTCTTGATCTCCTTGTGGACGGCTTCCTTCATCGTTGCACGAAGCTGGTTGTCCGTGCCGAGCGAAGCAGGAATGCGACCGTCAACGCCGCGCTGCTGCATGCGGCCAGACGAGGCGGACGACACGGTCCAGACGACTTCACCACCCTCGACTTCCGCAGCGGTGTTGACCGTCTGGCGAAGCAGGGAGGTATCCATCTGGAACGCGGTGATCCACTCGCGCTTGAATACTGTCAGTTGTGGTGAGGACATGTGATTTTCTCCTTCGATGTCCGTGGACGTGATGGAGACCGTTCAGACGGGTGGCCGGAAGCGGGCGTGACGGGGTGTCCGGTAAACCGGGGCCGAAACGTGATCCGCTCAATTCGGGGCGCTTACATTGGTCTGGTGTTGGGTGCCTTTTTTCCGGGGCCTTTCGGGGTGTCCGGATCTCAGGCGTGAAGTATCAGGCCGTGCGCTTGGCTCGGGTTTCCTGAATTCCTGTGAGCCGCATCAGCTCGTCCTGAATGGCCTTGCTGCGGTACTTTTCGGGCTCTTTGTTCATCATGCCCATGATCTCGTCGATCCGGGCGTCAACGCTCTGGCTGTTTGGTGCTTCGACAGCTGCAACCAGATCATCAGATGAATAGTCGCGGGCCAAGCCCATCATGAGCTTGACGAAGGCGTGATGAGCGCCAAGCTTCACGCCGTTCTCCATCTTCATGCTGGCAAGATCGAGCGCGCCCTTGTCGGAAAGGAACTGATTGGCAAGTTGAGCGCCACGCTCGAAGTCACGCGGTCCCATCTCTTCGATGAGCTGATTGCGGAGCTCTCGGACTGCTGCGTTGTTTGTCGCGACCTGCTGCTCGACAACCTGCTGCTGGAATTCACCGTACCACTTCGCGACGGCTTCGACTTGAGCAGGTGCCATGTTTGCCGCATGGGCAATCGCCTTGAAGCCATCGATCACGGGCTTGTCGGTATCGCCGAAATCGCCAGGGAAGCTGTAGGCCTCCGGTGTCTCTGGAATGCCGAGAGACTGTCGATAGGCCGCGATCTCTTCCGGGGCCGCTCCTTCGCCGGGAGCTTGAACAACGCCCTTGCTGATTTTCTCCTGAGCGTTGAACAGGGCGTCTGCGAGTGTCCCCATGTCAGCGTATCGTGACAGCTTTGCCAGTTTCTTCTGGTCACCTCGAGACATCGCCGCGCGCCAGTCAAATCCGTCTGCATCGCTGGTTTTCGATGCCGCAGGGTCCAGCACGCCGAGGTCAGTACCGATCTCGGTCTTTGCCGCAGGCTTGGAGCCGGACTGATCGGTTGGCGATGCCGTAGCTGCGGGAGGTGGAGATGACGTTGTGACAGGCGATGGTGTGGGAGCTGCGGACGCTGTTGCGCCGCCAATGATATCGTCGGACATGGCTGACCTATGGTTTTGGTTGAAGAACTGTACTGATTGCGGCAAGGGTTTTCGTGTCCTTGCCGATCACCGTTTCAAGCTGCAGGCCGACGAAACGCCGCCCCTCAGCAAACGCTGTGTCACGATCACCAGACGGACCGGTGAAATACGACTGCCGATCCTTCTCGGCGATCCGGTGAATAATGGCCTGCATGGCAAGGCGCTGCTGATATTCAGACGCTCGACCGTCCCACGTCGCCTTGATCGCGTTGATCTCTTCGGCTGTGAGAGCGACGGGACCGTCAGGTGCGTTGCGCTTCATGCCGCAACCATCCCCATGGCGTCGTCACCTGCCATCGCGGCATCAATCGGGTCTTCCTGCACATCAGGCTGCACATCAGGTTCCGGCCGCGGCTGGCCCGGTTGTTGGCCTTGCTGCATGGCCAAAGCCTGCTCTGCCATCGCCTTGGCTTGTTCTGCACGCTGCTGCTGCAACGCTTCGACCTGCTCCTTTGGACGTATCCAGCTCTGTGTATCGCCGGACGCGCCGACAGCATCGCGCAAGGCCTTGACCAGATCAATGTTGTCAGGGGCCGTCTGATCGGCTGCTGCGGCGACTTGAAGGAGAGACGCCGTGTCTGTGAACGCCTTGACCGTTGACTGGCGCAAGGCATGTCGAAGAGGGTTCTCGAACTGAAAGCCGATCTCCTTGCCCTTGAGACCCTGCGGGATCTCGTCAGCTGGTCCATAAGCGCCGGTGCGGATCAGGAACGTCACGCCGAGATCGCAGACAGGATCCAGATAGTCGGATTCCATTGTCTCGAAGAGCGGCAGCGCGTCACGAACATACTGCTCAACGAGCCGGGCGGTTTCGTACGCGGTCTTGGCCTGCGCCTGAGGCAGTGCCAGCTTGTTGAGGTAGAACGCCCGTTCGATCTGATTGCGCAGATCACCGATCATCTCGCGGCCGAGATTGACGTTCTTGCCGAGGTCCAATGGCCTCAGCGCCTCGCCTGTGCGCTCGTCATAGTCGCCATCGACCCAGATGATAGACCCGGCATCGAGATTGATGCCGTTCTTGACCACCTCACCCTTGGCGATCAGCGGCGGGTCGACGGACTTCTCGGCAGCATTGATGACGGTGGTTGCCATCCGCTGGATCATGCGGCTGAATGGTAGCGCGCAAACGGCAGCCGGGGAGAGAGCGTATTGTGAACCGGTCACGATCTGCCAGCGCGGGATCACGTAGATGCACTCTGGCACGTAGCGCTGGCGCAGGATTGCGTTGCCCTCGCGGATGCACCACACCGAGACATAGTCCCAGCGCTTGCCTTCAACCTTGCCCATGCGGGCATAGTCAGACGACGGCATGCATGCGTGCAGGAGTTCGAACTCCTGATCGGGGTTGTTGATCAGCGCCCGCTTGGCGGATTCTGGCAGAACCTTCTCGCCAAAGGTTTGAGCCATCTGCTGAGCCGTCATCTTGGCTTTGCGGAAGACCGTCGTCGGATTGCCGATGATGTTATCCCGCCACACGACATCGCGCAGATGCCATGTCTTGAACAGGATGTCCTTGGGTGACATGCCTTCTGATACCGAAATGACGCTGTTGCCGAATGTGGCATAAAAGTTGTCGGAAGCCTTCATGGCGCGAACGAAGCCCGAGGTCTTGTGATAGAACCTCTCCCGCGTCCGTTCGGTCATGAATTCGAGATACAGGGCCTCCATTGAGCCCGGATCAGGCTGTCTGTCTCCTTCGATCGCGCACTTCAACCACGGCTGACCAGAAGGCCTGAGCATCGAGCCCAAGCTTTCGCCGAGGTCGCGCCGGGCGAGAACAGGGCTCGCATCGGACAGATGAGCCGCGTAGTCGTGACCGATATTGCTGTCAGACTGGAAATTCGACATTTCCGGCCAGAACATCAGCGCAAGCTCATCCCAGAAGCCGATCAGCTCCTGGCGCTGGCCAAACAGACGGTCTGCCTGCCTGATGATCTCGGAGGCGTTGTTGTGGTGCATCAGCACAGCGATCAACCCAGAGGCGCCGAGCCGCCAAGGATTGAATCGGACAGGCGCGTTGCGGCACGCCCATCACGATTGCTCGCCATCATTTTGGCCCGTTCTGCCGCCTTACGCTCTTCGTCGCTGACGTCGAACTCTGCCCGTTCGTTCCGTTTCTTCTGTGCCTCTGTCTCGGATGCAATGGTCGCTTTGCGGGCGCTTGATCCTGAAAACATGTTTTTGAGCGCAGTCATGATGTCACCTCGCCTTGTAACTGGTTGGGTATCTCGCCGACGTCCTGCCGGGTGCCGATTTCAGATAGCTGGTTGGATATTTCGAATTGGCTGCCTTCTGGGCCGTCAAAGCACGGCTTCGAAGCTTCCACGCGCCTATGACTGCATCCGCCTCGTCGGTCGATGACCCAAGCCGGTCGCGAATGTCGTCCTTGCTTTCGATCAGGATCTTGCCGCCGTGGTCCGTGTAGGTCGGTGCACAGAGCTGAGCCTTGAGCTTCGGGCTTGGCGGCAGGCTGATTGCTGCTTGCCCCGTCGTCGTGGTCGAAGGGTCAAGAGCTATCCTGAACTCCCACCACATCTCCGATCGGACATTGCGATATCCGTAACCTGTGTGAGGGTCGCGCAGATCAGAACCTTTTGACGAGACGACGCGTGCAACCTCGATCTGGTTGTGCGTCCTGAAATGGTCCGCTGCTGAACCGCCCCAGCCGCCAGTGCAATCAATGCCGATGATCGCGCCATCGCGCCGTCTCTGGGTTATCATCGATACGATAGACGGCCCGTCCTGCGTCTCGGCACCCGGTTTTGCATCGATTTGCCCGAAAACCCAATCTTCATGCAGAGAGACGGTTGTGCTTGCGTCCTTGCCGCCTTGGGCGACATCGCAGAAGATCACCATCATTCGCTTGCCATCAGGCGGCGTCCATCGCGCCATGGCGGCGTCAACCCAGGCTGCCGGGATGACCTGCCTGTCCTGGTCGCCACGTCCGGCCATGAAATCGCCATCGAGGAGCTGCTTGCGCAGGTGCTCCGGCATATTCTGCAGCCGCTCGATGTAGCCGGTCCCCTCAAGATAAGGGTTGTCGGATACGCGCGAGGGGATGAACGTCAATGATTGAGGCGTGTATTCAACACCGTCGATCCAGACCTTTTCAGGCCCGTCAACCCAGACAATCTCGCTTCCAACGACCACGCGCCAGCGTAATTCGCCGGATCTTGCCGGGTTCTCGAACATCGGATCAAGCCAAGGCGCGAACCATTTCAGTATCCACAGCCCTTCAGCTGTGCGTGGCGGGTTGGCTCCAAGCACCACGCGGCAGCGTTGACCCGGTCTGGTCGAGCGCAGCCATGCAATGAGGCTGGCTACCTGTTCCTCTGTAAATGCAGGAGCCTCGTCAAAACCCATGAAATCACGGGCGCGACCGGCGAACTTCTCCCAATCGCCCGCGTCCTTCATGCCGCCGAACGTGATCGTTCGACCGTCCTTGAAATTGCGCCACGTCGCAGGAGCCGATCCGTTGAATCGCCACGCGTCGTCTGCGCCCACCATGCGACGGCAGTCTTCGAGCAATCCGTCCAACTGCGTGGTCTCTCGCCGCAGGATCAGCGACGAATGATGCTCTGTCGAAGCCAGACCGAGGATCAGGCCGGATTTTCCTCCACCTGCCGCGCCTCCGTAAAGCAGGATGTCCGCCTTGCAGTGATAGGCGTCAGTCTGCGGCCCAGGGTTAGGCAAGAACGGCTTTGCCAGCTCTCCGGCAACCATATCCTCCAGCTGCGCCCGATCTTCCGGCTTCATGCCGGCAATGCGGGCCTCAAGCTCAGCCAGAAGACTCATCTGTCCTTTTAGCCTTGCCAATCAGCGCCAGGACCGCTTTTGCAAGGTCGCGCGGGCTTCGATCTGTTGTTTCAACCTTGATCGGGGCACCATCAAAGCCACCCACTTCGCGCCGCTCGACGATCAATCCGTTGATCCGCGCCTTGCCCATTGTAGCGCTCACAGCGGCAGAAGATTGCTTTTCGGCCACTGCCAGGGCGCGGGCCTCTTCAAGCTCCTCTGTGAGGCTCGCGGCGGTCACAGCGGCCCGATTTCGGCGTTCTACGCGGAGAATTGCGACCATTTGGGAAACGTTTGAGTCTGCCAAAGTCTTGCAAGCCTCGGACGCGATCCAGGATGCTTTCGCATTTTTAGGATTATAAGCCTGCCGATATGCCTCACTTGCATTGCCGGTCTCGACATAGGCGAGCGCGAAGGCTTCCTGCTTCGGAGTGAGCTTTATCTCTGGTTCTTTCAAGAGATCATACCGGGTTTCTGTCTCACGCGGGTATCAGGAGATAACCTTGGGAGGTTCGCGGATGGTTGTTACAGGGTGGATGTCGAGAGGTGAGCCACGGCGCTTGCGCGCCCGCTGCCGTCGGGAGGCTTGCTCCGTAGGGTCATGTCAGGGGCAACGTTTGTGGGTGCTCTGTACCCCCCTGCCCCCATGGAATGACCAGTATCACTGTTTCGGTCAAGAGGGCCGGAAGGCCCGTTCATGTTGGCAGGAAGATATCCCATGGGTGGGTGTTTATCATGGGTGTATATTTTTGGGGAAAAGGGCTTGACGCATGTTCGCCCGATGATGGCCGATGGATGCCTGATTTGGTGGCCTATGTCCATGGGATAGGACCACGGTCCTTCCGGCGTAGGAAGGCATTCCATGGGTATCTGTGTATCAAGGGGTGAAAAAGTTGCTTTTCACCGCCCTGAAAACACCAATTGTGCGAGTTTCCCGCCCAACGATCGGGCCTTGGAATTGAGTTTCCGAACGTTTCCGGTGACAGGATCGCGCAGTTTTCCGTTCAACCCGAGGAAGGCGGCATCGATAGCCGCGCTCTTGGCGCTGTCGTAGTCGGCAAAGACACGCTTCGATCCTTGTTCATCGCGAACGTAGCGGGTGCCGTGGCCGGGCGCGGACCAGCATGCCGCCCATTTCCGGGGGTGGCGTGGATGCGGAACCACCTGGTACTCGTATGACAAACCCTCGTTCATCGAACCTTCTCTCCTGCGTTGTTCAAGCCAGTGGCGATGGCGAAAGCGGCTTTCTTGCGCTGCCACTCATAGGTTCCCGGTGTCAGGCATTTGCCGGGCATGGCCTCGGTAGGACCGATTTCATGGATCGGCAGAAGCCCCGCGCATTCCAATTGAAGCCGGGCCTGCATCTCGCGCTTGATCCGCTCCCGGCGCTCGAGCGTGAGCTTGCCCTTCTCGATGAGCCTCGAGATCCTGTCATTTGCCTCGCCAACCAGAGCAAAGGCCGCGCGCTGCCTTGCCCTGTCACGTTCGGCATTGATGCGGGCAATGGTGGCAGGGATGAGGGCCATTGCCTTGCGCTTGCGCTTGCGAAGGATCGGTGCGACCTCACGGCCCAGCGCCTTGCCCATGGCCCATAGCCATATCGCGTCACGCTGCAGCGGCGCATCCGGCAGAAAACGCATCGACCAGTCAAGAGCATGCTCCGAAAGACTGATTTCTTCGCCGGTCGGTCTTGGCCTGCTCTCGAAGAAGCGGTTGCGCTCCCCCTGAAAGCGCTCAACTTCGGTGAACTCGGCCAGCATTTCCGGCCATGCATTCGCATGCTGCCGGGGTCCGATCCTGCCAACCGTGCGCCAGAGAACGTCGATGGCCGAAACCAACCGCTCCTGAACATGCTCCGGCGTCCATATCGCGGGCAACGACATATTATCGCCTTGACCGATATAGGCATTCAAGCGCCCTCCGAACCCGTCATCAGGGACGAGACGGGGACAAGCGGGGGACGCTTGCAGGGGACAGGACAGGGACACCGTTATTTTTATGCTATCTTGAGCCATTGGCGCACCTGTCAAAATTCAATGTCAGTAAGATCGGCCGCGGCCATGCCCGAAGGCATCGGTTCCGGCGCAATAGAAGGCCGCGGCTGCGTGTGTGCGAAAGCCCGCAAAGGCTTGCCCGTGAACCAGACATCAGGGCTTCGAACGCCCAGAACCCCGGCACCCTGAAGGTACTCCCGCGCACGGCCAACACGTTTCTTGTGCTTTTCCTTGTGAGCCGCCTTCACCTTGGCGACCGCTTCCTCGTCAGCGCCGGACAGATCCTCATCGATAGGATTCATTGAGGCGTACTCGGCGAGAACGCTTGACCAATCGACCACTGAGCGAACGTTGCCCGGCACGTCCTTCATGTCGGTCGGCACCGGCTGGCCAAACCGCTTCTCGGCGGCAAAGAAGGCGGACATCAGCGTGATTTCGTTCTGGTTTAGAACCATGCCCTTTTGCTGCTCATCGCGGCGGATCGCTTCCTTCTCGCCAAGCGGCAAGCAAACGCATGACGTGATGCGCTTGCCGTCTTCGCGCTGCCCGACATCGATCGACATCAGCTCGAACTGCAGCTTCTTGCCGTCCTCACCGTCTTTCATCTTGTCGAGAACGACCGTCCGAACGCCAGTCTGCTCGTTGCGCGTCACCATGATGACCTGATCAACGTTGCCCTTCAGGCTGGTATGACCACGGAGCTTCTTGCCGTCAGCATTCAAATGGTGGACCAGGCAAACGTGAGCTTGCGTTTCCGATGCAATGCGATCGATATTTCGAAGGACCGCGCCCATGTCCTTGCCGCTGATCTCGTCGGCGCCACCCTGCGCCACGGCCAAAGTGTCGATGAAGATCGCCTGCAAGGGATATCCTGGCCAATCGCGCTGGATGCCCTTGACCGCCTCGATGAATGCCTTGGTGTCTCCGCCCGCATCGTCCGCCGCGAAGATGTCGATCTTCATTGTAAGCAGTTCGAACGGTACCACCGCATCATAGGCAACGCCGAAATGCTTTCGGAAGGCCCGCAAACGCTTCTTGACGCCGCGACCGCCCTCACCCGCCTGATAGATGACCAATCCGGGCTTTGTCTCAAAACCAAACCACGGCAAGCCCATGGCGATGCGCAAGCCCATGTCGATACCAAGGAAGCTCTTTCCAGAGCCGGAAGCGCCGCCCAAGATCGATTTGTCGCCAGCGGTCAGCCAGTCGTCGACGACGAAGGCCATCTCCGGCCCTACATCATCAAGTTGCGACCACGACACGCGGCCAAAGCGGGATTCGCGCGGGGGTTTCAGGAACGCAACCGTTGCCGCCTCGAATTGCTCAAAGGATTGAATCGGAGGGATCATGGTCATGGTCTTAAAGCCGACGCCTGAAACAGGGGAAGGTCATCACATCGCCCAGCAGCCATCGCCCGACGCCGCGCATTCGAGGCCCATGCGAGCAACGTGGCAGCCATTCGGTGGTTGCCTTGCGCCCGCCTGACTTTGGCTTCGGCAAGCAGAACACGCGCTGTATGGATTTCAACGTCTCGTTGGCTCACGCCGCCACCCCTGTCGCCATTTTGACCGCGAAACTGTTGAAGTCGTGCCGATCGGGTGCCATGTGAACCCATGCCGCGTATCCGTCGGCCTGCAATCGACGTGATCCGGTAAGCATGATTGCGCGTGTGCGATGCGGGTCACTATCGCCGTCGCCGAGCAGAATAACGCCTTTGGTCATGTCCGGCAGCTTCATCATTGCGGC